GTCCGTCTAATATACTTTTTAATATATCTGACATACTTTTGTTAAACTTTCCATCTGTATCTAAAGCTTCATCAAATTTAGTCTTTAAGTACGGTGTAGCAATAAGTAAGTTAAGTATGTCTTTGGTTTGAGCTTCTGTTGGATTAATTATACCGTGTATTGGACCTAGTACCCCTAATCCTTCGTCGTTTGGTGCTGGGAGTACACATATTAGAGGGTCTGGTGAAAAGTGTTTAGGGCCTGTTACAAACTGTGTAGATTTTGCAGGATCTGTATTAAACTTAGCCATAGTAGCACTTTTACTTCCTGGTTTTTTTGTAAGATCTTTTATTGCTACATGATTATTGTATATATCTAGAATAGTTCCTAACGTGACCCAGTGCATCGGTGTCTCTGTATCTGAAAACCAGCTATCATCTATTTCAACTGCTGAGAAAAATGCTGTGAAGGTGTTTTTTAGTGGTTTTGCAAATGTTGGTGCTATTCCTGCTAAACTTGTTAGAGGAACAGGGTTCTGTTTCAACTTAGCTAATTTAGCTAAGAAGTAATGAAAAATACTTTTTCTTTGCTCTTTACCTTCTTCGCTGTCTCTAGCTTCAAATTCAGATGCTGGAAAATGTTTACCTGGGGATATTTTTACCGGTGCTGATTCTAAAATTTCTCCTGTTGATATAATACTTACGCTACATTCATATCCTCCATTTGGATTATAGTTCCAAGAAAAATTTTTACAGTAACCTACCATTCCTTCGTAGTTGTAATTACTTTCTTCTCGTATCTCTTTTATTGCATCTGTTATATTAGACATCTCTTGATTACTTCTAAAAAAGAGTCCTGGTGATACTGTTTTTACGCTTTTCTGTAATACTCCTGAATTGTCAATATATAGAGAATGTCCCCATTCAAGTAACATTGTAAATCCTGGTCTTAGGTAAAGTTTTTCCATTACTTCAAACTCCTCTAAAGACCATACAGAAAACTTAACTTCTGCTTCTCTTAGGGTTCCGTAAGTGTTTTTTGATTTAACAGTCATAGAAGTAATTCCTGCCATAGGTCTAATACCTGTACTAGGTCTTAGTATGTACGCACTATTTGGATCTACATTTCCTGAGGTTTCTATTCCTGCTCTCAATCCTCCATCAGGTCTCATTACTCCTCCTAACAGTACATTATCTTTTGCTAAACTATTACCCCCTGTTATCTCTTTTCTCCCTTTCTGTATTCTAAATTGAGCAACTTCTGAGTCAGATAAAGTATTAACACCAGATGATAGTTTTACCCACCCTGTCTTGGCGTTCATATACATCAAATCATCATCAGTTCTTCCTGATGTTTTTCCTATGACTTTTTTTCTTGCTTCAAGCTGTTGTGCGACTCCAGGGCTTATACCTACTCCTATCTCTATTGCCATTACCTTGATTTATTTACCTCACTATATAATTGTAGTATTCTTTCTTTATTAGCAGGGATTCGTAACTGTACACCTGGCTCTACTATTAGAGAGGCTCTTTCTGAATTATTTGCAGATGCAATTATCCACCATAGGGTATGGTCGTTATAGAATTGCTGAGCTAGTATATCGTACCTGTCTCCTCCTGTAGATATAACATAATAGTCGTCTTCAGATAAAGGTACTTCGGGGTAAATAGCATTTACTCTGTATCGTACATTATCTGTAGTTACTGCTTCTCTTATATTTTTATATCTATCTGCCATTTATTTTTTTTAAAAAAACGATTTTGCTTTATTTGTAAGGTGATCTTGTGGGGCTGTAAAATAATGCTTTAACCCTGTTTGTGGTGCAAAATCGTGAATTGGTTTAAATGAAATACTACAGTCTAAAGTCATTGGTAATTCCTGTTGATCATCATCTATTCCGTTTTCCGGGTTTTGCATTGCTATTTCCCACATGTAATCTGTATTCCAAGTATATTTTACTGATGTTATTATACCTGGTATTTGACTAAAATACGAACCAACTGTCAATCTAGCAAGCGTTCCCCTCATAAAGTTTGCTCCACCTGTTTGATATGTCGGTGCTGTAGCAGAAGCTAGGTATACCATCTTTCTGTAAAGAGGTTTCATTTCTGCTCTAGATTGAGCTGATATTTTAAACCCTACGCTTATGTCTCTTTTAAATCCTTTGTATGTAAAGAACTCTTCTGCTCTACCTACGTATTGGTGTGAATCCCAGTCCCCTGTGTAACTATCATCTATACTGTCAATGTGCGCTCTAAAATGTAGGAATTTTTTTTCGTCTGGTGTTATTATTTCAAAGTAAAATTTAGCTAAATCTCTTGCTGCATTTGTTCCATCTATTCTAGAATCACTAATATCTAAAGCATTTAACTCATCTACCTTATCTCTGTCAATATCTGTATAGGATACTTTACCTATATTCTTACCTTGATTACCTAAATTAATTCTTGTTTCTTTATTAATTGTAGGACTTGAATAATTAAAAGAAGTTGGACCTGTTCTAAAATCACGTACATTTCTATTAACGCTATTTGCATCAAGAATTTCTCCGTCTTCTGATCCTGATATAGGTCTACTCTTTTCTACCGATCCAGAACTATTTGATACTATAATAGGAGATCCTGCAAGTACAGCTCCTATGTTATTTTTTGTATTTGTTCCTGTGTATGTCGAACTTGATGTAAATCTCTGTTCACCATTATTTCCATTATTCCCTAAATCTGATACTACTTCTGAAAGTTTAGTAGGTGTTTCTTTTACGTCTGTAACTGTTGAATGAACAGTACGGATAACACTCGCACTTCCAGATGATGTTAGTTTATTATCATAAGTACTTCCTTCACTAAAGGTATTTGTAAAAGGAGCTGGTGTGTATTCTTTTAAGTCTCCTTGATCAGCTTCTTTTATTTGATTACTTCTACCTAATTCAAAAGGTTGTGCTGTAGTCTCCCATTGCGGGCCTGGTATAGTAACGGGTTTACCTGCTTCAGAAAGTGCTCTAGCAGTATCTTCTCCTAAAGGTTTATTTACCTTCTCATCGTACCCTAAGCTACTCGTAGTAATTAACTTCTTAGTATTTTCATCGTAGATATCAGAATTGATATGCATAGGAATTTCTGCACCATTAAGTGCATACTGGGCTCCTTCTACTCCTCCATTTCCAAAGAAAGCAGAAAAGCCTGAAGGCTGTGCTCCTTCTGGGTCAGGTCTTAAGTATGTATCTGTTCTAAATCCTTTTAAGAAATGTGTACCTGTTCCATTTACAGGAACTTGTGCAAGAGTTGATGCTGCAATCTTAACTGTACTTACTAAAGTATTTCCAGCTTGTTGTAAGACAGCTCCAACTGTACTTTTTCCTTTTGCTTTTGCTTTTCTTATTTTATCCCCAACATTTACTTGTTGTAGTAAAGCTTCGTTTCCTAGGTACTTTAGCCCAGGACGGTCAATAAGCATTTGGGCAATACGGGAAGTGTCATCTATACGCTTAGTTATTTGCATACCCGTTTGATTACTAGAAGGAGGGTTGTTTATATCCTTAGTAATATAGGGTGTATCGCTTCCATAACGAAGACTTTTAAGGTCTGTCTGGAGATTTAATAATCCGTTTGCCATTTAGTTTACTATCCTGGTAGGTTATTCATATAAGGAAGTCCTTGTCCTGTCGGAGACACTACTGGTACTTGTCCGTCTAAGTCTAAGCTAGAAGGGGATTGATCAATCGCTGGTGTGTTATTGATTGATGATTGATTGTGTAGTGTTGAATTTGGATTAGCACTTGCAATTGTTACTGGTGTAGTTCCTTGCAATCCTAAGTTTGAATTTGGTAATAAGTCTATTAGTCCCATATTAATTGTTTTAATTTATTATAAATAGTTTGTTTATGAAGATTTGTAACTTCCCAGTACTTGTGCTCTACCTACTTTGTTAGAGTCTAAGTAAACATTTCCTCCTGCTTTTACTGCTGCGATAAGTTCTGTTAGCTTAGCTTCTACTGCTGCCATAGTTCCTTCGTCTGATTTTCCTTTTGCTTCTGTTGCACTCTCTCCTCCCATTCCAAAAGCATCTGCTAAGGAAATTAAAGCTGGTGATACTGCTGCAAGCATTACTGCTCCTCCGATTGCCGGTATTGCCATTACTCCTGCTATTGCTATAGCTCCTAATCCTGCTGCTATACTAAATAAAGCCATTCCAACTCCTAGTAATCCTGGTGCTGCTGCTGCTATTTGCATTAAGGTTGTTGCTAGTATTGGAAGTACTCCTGCTGACGCTACTGCACTTAGTAGTGTTAATGGTGCTAGTAACATACTTAGAGCTATTCCTGCAAGTAACATTCCTGGAAATGCAAGGAATCCTGCTGCTCCTAATAGTCCCATCCCTATTCCTGTTGCTGCTAATCCTAATCCTGCTGCTACTCCTTGATTAGCCATAATACCAAGTAGTTGATTAAAGAGTCCAAAGCCTGCTTGTCCTGCTGTTAATACCATAAACCCAGCTCCTACTGCTATTAGTCCACCTCCTAAAGCTGCTAAAGCTAATGCTCCCATAGCAATTGGTCCTATAAGGAATCCTAATCCTGCTGCTGCAAGAGCTAATAGAGGTACTGCTATTGAGAATGCTATAATTTTATCTGTATCTACATCTTTTAGTAAACTGAATGCATATGCTGCTGGTATTAATGCTATTGCCACTATTCCTAAAGCTAAAGCTCCTTTTATTACATCTCCTCCAAATTTACCCATAGCTGCTAAAGTCAGTCCTAGTATAGCTATTGATCCTGTAAATGCTAACATCTTAGCAGGATCAACATCTTTAATAATCATCATAGCAATTGCTAATCCTCCTGCAATTGCAATACCTGCAATTCCTAACGCTATTGCTCCTTTTATTATATCGCTCATCTGTTTACCCATGCTGGCTAAACCATCTCCTAGTCCTTTTAAAAATCCTTTTACTCCTCCACCTTTCTTTGCGTCTGCTCCTCCGGCATCTCCTGCAACGTTTTTTGTCTTATCAGCTGCACCGCCCATTATTTTATCTTTCAAACCTCCAGCTCCTCCTGTAAAAGCTCCTTTAATAGCTTTACCTACTCCTCCAAAGGCTCCTCCTAATAATTTAGCTGCAACAACTCCTGCTAGTATATATGGAACTAATGGAAAAGATAAAATACCTGCTAGTATATCTAAAATTGGTGTAAATACTTGTATAATACTTCCTAAGATATCTTTTACTTTCTCCATTGCATCTCCTAATTTCTCAGAAGCACTTCTACTCTTCATAGATTCGTAAGTAGCTTCTCCGTATCTATCTTTAAATTCTTTTGCTGATAGGTTATTTAGGTCTTGTTGTAAGGCCATTCCAGCTAACTCTTCTTTAGATATTCCTAAAGCGTCTGCTGCTGCTTGCTGTGCTATTACGTTTTTAGTTGCAAATGCATTTCGGATACTTTCTTGCTTACCTATTTCATCTGTCAGCTTAGCAGTGTCTCCAGTTAAAGCTGCTTCTCTTGCTTTTGCAAGATTAACTCCTCCTCCTAAAAGTAAGTTTGCTTGAAGTTCATTTCCAATAGAGTCTTCAAAATTAAGTAAACTTTCTGAGATCTTTTCTACTTGTCCTAATGATAGTCCTAAAGATCTTGCTTTTGTAGCTGCTCCTGCCATTGCCTCTACATTTTTACCCATATTTAGGTATGTAGATTTAGAAGCTCCGGCTACATCATCCATTACTTGTTTGACGTTAATAGCAGTCTTATTCTGTTTATTAAATGCTCCTACAGTAGCAACTGTATTTCCTAGAATTGCTTCTGTATCTTTTCCTTGTAATCTTGTATACTCTGTTAACTGTCCTGCTGCTTCTGCAGACATGCCTAATCTTTCTGATAGATTGGTTGCACTTACTAATGCTGTTCCTCCTAGAATATCTGCGGATACTCCAAGATGCTCAGTCATCATCGCATAGCTTTTATTAAGTTTATCTGAGGTTATGAAATTGTCACCGCTAGCTGCAGCAATGCCTTTCATTTCCATATTCATCGCATAGGCGCTTTCATAACTCATTCCGGTTTGTTTTCGGAAATCTGCCATGTTTTGGCTTCCAGCGGCAAGTTGCTGTACGATAAACCCTATTACTGCTTCTGCACTAAATAGAGATTTGGTGAATCCTTCTGTCAGAGTTTTAATTCCTGCCATTCTAACCTGTAACTTACCTCCTTCTTTTTCTCCTCTAGCAATAGCGTCGGCTTCTTCCTCCATTGCTTGCTTAGCGGCGTCTACATTTAGGTAGTTAGCCATTGAAGAAAGTCCTAAAGCATTCATAGAACCTTTCATACCGCTTAGAATTGCTCCTGTAGCGCCTGTAAGTTCATTTACTTTATTTTCGTACTCTACACGGGTTGCTAAGTCTTCGTTAATTTTATCTAAGAGCTCTTGTTCTATTTTGAATCCGTCAAGCTTTGCTGATAGTAATTCTTTTTCTTTTTCGCTTAGTTTATTACTTCTAAGTTTAAATTCAATTTGTTGAGCGGAAAGATTATGAAGGTTTTTATCTTTTGCAAGTTTATCTGATAATGCTTTATTTTCATCTAAAGATAATTGGTATTTCTTTTTTAGATTTTCGATCTCTTTTGAGGAAAGATTAGAGATATCTCCTTGGCGATCTTGTAGTTTCTTTAAGATACTATCCATCTTAGTATACTCTGCAGCTGCTTGAGAGGTAATACTCCTCTGTCTACCTAGTTCTGAAGAAATACTCTGTAGGGTTTCTCTCCCTGCTTTGTATGCTTCATTAAGGTTTTCTTGGTTTCTTAAATTACCTGCATTATTTTGATCTGCCATCTACTAAAGATTTTAATATAAATAGCTAAAGCTCCTATTATCTAGGAGCCTTTGTACTATAGTCCGGTGCTTTTATGTGTCCGTTTTGCAATACTGATGTTTTACCAGATTGCTGCTGTGATTGTTGATTCTGTTTTTGATAATACTCTACCATAGTTCTATGAATGTACTTTCTTAACCATATTGGAAATTCGTAGACTGTTTCAAAAGAGTATCCTCCATTTCCGTTAAAAACTATGTCGTGTAACTGTGAAAAGAGTGCGGCTCTATAATCCGGCGTCAGGCCAAAGAAAGCTAACCCCAATTGGGATATCTACCCCTCCTTCAGGTCCGTCTTCTGGGAAGAATCTTAAGTCAATGTCCGGCTGTACTTGTCTAATATATTCTCTAAATGCTCTAGAGTCTCTTGCTAGCAAATAATTATCAACAAAATCCCTAATTGTCTTAGGTGTTGAATCTCCTTCTACTGAGGTAATTATTCTCTTAAGTCTTGTTGAAAGTTCAGGAGAAGCATCTTTTGTTAATTTTTTTAATCCTTTTACTTCTTGATCAATTACTTGCTCATCTGCATGGGTAAGTAATCTAAAAGTAATATTTGTTCCAGAAGCAGGCATTGTGTACGCAAACTCATTCTTTCCTCCTTTTAGAGCATCGTAGTTAATCTCTTTTGATTTTAATTCTGCAAGATCAATTACTTCCTTTCGTCCTTTGTATTCAAATTCGTAATCTTTTCCGTACCCCAATACTCTAGAAGCAACTAATATTGCATTCTTATCTCCTACTAAAAGATCTCCATAAGTAATTGGAGTTATAATAAGTGATTGTAGTAATTTATCAATAACTACTCCTTGTTGAATATAGTTCTGATTAGTTAAAATATCCTCCTCACGAGCTGTCATGTATTTCATCTCGATTTTACCTGATGCTAGGGGAGAATCTTTTGGGTAAAGTAATCCTTTTGAAGGTAATTCCACCATTTCGGTTGGAAATTTTTGCTTTTGTTCCATAAATTTTATTTGTTAGTAACTTTTTCTATATATAAATATACGAATAAAACTTTTTTAAAACAACAAAGCCTGGATTTACCAGGCTTGTTAATTTTATTTTGTAATATATTAGTAGTTTAATACACAGTAGTCCATTGCTACTGAGATTGCAATCTCTACTACTCCGTCAGAATTAGTCCAGTCAAACTGTCCAAACTCTCCTTTTGTTAAGAAAGCTCCTTTAATAATCCACTCTCCTACGATATCTCCAACAGGACCTAAAATGTTTAAAGTTAAGTCTTTTTTGTAGAAATCTGAATAACCAGCTCTACCTGTTACTGATTCGTATCCTAGACGAGCCCATTCCATTACTGCTTGAGCACCTGAAGGTGTGATTGGTGAATATAAAGTCATATCCATATCTTGCCACTCTCTTTTACCTCTAATTTTTCTGTAAGAGTTAATGTGATCTAATTTGATCATAGAGTCTTGGAAAGAAGGTGCTTTCACGTTTTTAACCATGAAGGCTGGGATATTGTCTATATACATTACGAACCTGTGTTGAACCATTGGTTCGAAGGCTCTAAACATTATTTCGTTTGGATCTAATACTGCCATTTTATTGTTTACTTATTTAATTATAAATATCTGTGTTTCTAAATATTATACAAACGT